GCGCCACACGACATAGATGTCCGTGAATTAGGTTCTGGTAAATCGAGAAGAGAGATTGCCTGGGATCTGGGGCTAAATTTTCGGGTTGTTCCGAAGCTGCCCCTGGAAGATGGTATTCATGCCGCGCAGATGCTTATTCCGCGTTGCTGGTTTGATAAGGCCGCCTGCCACACGGGATTGGAATCTCTGCGGCAGTATCATCGGGCATACAACGAAAAGACAAGAAGTTTTAGAACATCACCCGTACATGACTGGTCTAGTCATGCTTCAGATGCATTTAGGTATTTGGCGGTAGGTATTCGTGAAAATAGAATGGGTGACAGACCGCCACAACAGATGGCTGATAATCACTACAACCCTTTTGCAGCGTAGGAGTAAGAGATGTCTATATGGGCAAATATATTTAAGTCACTTGATATAGGTGGACCTACCTATTGGGATAAGGATTCCAGTGGTAAACAAATAAAGAAGCCACCAACTGGCGGCCTTATGGGCAAACTTGGTGTGGGGCAGATCGAAAAGAATGTGAAGGTTGGAGATACCAATCTTAGATTCCAGGCACCCGATCCAAGAAAGGAAGTAGACAAAAAGGCTTCAATGGCAGCTGGTGAACTGGTTTACAAGCCAGGAAAAAAGTTTGGGCAGTTTCATCGCATTATAGATGGAAAGATAACTTTAGATCAGGAAGCATGGAAGGCCCAGGACTTTGGTGCCTCTACACCAGAAAAGAAATCATTAGTTAAAGAAACTGTCGATGCAGAAGAAGACACCGAAGAAGAAGCCACAGTCCCCTCTCCACCACCACCCCCAGAAGAGGGTCAAACAGATAATGAAGAGAGTGCGAGCAGCGCGGAAGGCGATGTCAAAGGTGGAACGGTTGTCGCAGATAAAAACCTAGATGACAGTGCGATAAAGCCGAAGGTAACACTTATGTCGAAATATAAGAAAAAGAAGGGTCTTTTGGCGAATGAAGACCAAACACAGATGTTAACGTAATGTACGGCTCCAAGAAAAATGTCGCTGGGATGATGGGTGCATTATCCTCACAACCCCTCCAGGGAATGCGGTTTGCCATGAATGTAGACCCTCTGGAGAGAATGGAGCAACGAAGAAAAGGCCGATTAATGGGTGGCGATCCGAAGAAATCCAAGAAAAAGAAATCCTTAATGGGAATGTATAATGGCAGATAAGGTATTGCCGCAAGTCGCGGCACTCGACAAGAGATATAAGAGTTTACTGTCTCAGCGATCCAACTGGGAAAAACATTGGCAAGAACTGGCAGATTATATGCTGCCCCGTAAGGCCGATATTACCAAGCGGAGAACCCAGGGCGATAAACGCACTGAGTTGATCTATGACAGTACCGCACTTCATTCCGTGGAACTTCTAGCCTCTAGTCTGCACGGTATGTTGACAAGTCCAAGCACCCCCTGGTTCAGCTTACAATATAGGAATAGTGATCTTCAGAGTAATGATGAAGCAAATGAATGGCTGGAGACTTGCTCCTCCCAGATGTATAAGTCTTTGCAGCGATCCAATTTTCAACAAGAGATTCACGAATTATATTATGACCTGGTGGTGTTTGGCACTGCTTCTATCTTTATTGAATATGCCCAGGAAGAAAGATCTTTAAGATTTTCAGCGCGTCACATTGCAGAGATCTGCATTAGTGAGAACATGAACGATAAGGTCGATACGGTTTTCAGAAAATTTAAAATGACGGCCCGACAGATCCTACAGAGGTTTGGCGATAAAAATGCCCCCGACAGAGTGAAGAAGGATGGCGATAACGAACCCTATGCCGAACATGAGGTGGTTCATGTCGTATTTCCACGGGCAGATGCCAAAGGTGGATTTGCAGAAGACAAGCCGTTTGCCTCTATATATTACCATGAAGACACGAAAGTTCTGCTTTCCGAAAGTGGTTTCGACTCTATGCCATTTTGTGTGCCCAGAATGAACAAGGATAGTGTCAGTATTTGGGGAAGATCCCCTGCCATGAATGCATTACCTGATACCAAAATGCTCAATAAGATGTCTGAGGTTACCATTCGGGCAGCACAAAAACAGATAGATCCACCACTGATGGTTCCTGATGATGGGTTTATTCTGCCAGTTAGAACAACACCTGGCGCATTAAACTTCTATCGTACTGGAACAAGAGATCGGTTAGAGCCTCTCCAGGTTGGCGCAAACAATCCATTGGGTTTAAATATGGAAGAGCAAAGACGGAATGCTATCCGTGAAGCCTTCTATGTAGACCAGCTGCTTTCTCAGGAAGGCCCAAGAATGACGGCTACGGAGGTTTTACAGAAGAACGAGGAAAGAATGCGGCTACTAGGCCCAGTTCTTGGAAGGCTCCAGGCAGAACTTCTACAACCTCTTATCTCAAGGACATTTGAATTGATGCTGGTAAACAAGGAACTGCCAGAGGCTCCTGAGATGCTCCAGGGCCAGAATATAGATATTGAATATGTATCACCTCTGGCAAAAGCACAGAAGCTAACGGATCTTCAAAGCACAATGAGAGGCCTCGAAGTGATGATGCAGATGGGCGAAATGGCTCCCGTTGGTGACTATATCGATACCGATGGTTTGATTAAGTACATTGCAGAAGTTACTGGAATGCCTGCGAAAATTATAAAATCAGAAGAAGAAGTCGCGGCATTAAGAGAAGAACAACAACAGCAGGCAGCAATCCAGGCACAACAACAAGAACAAATGCTTGAGGGTCAGAATATGCAGCAGGCCGCCCCCATGATGAAAGTTCTACAACAAGCTGAACAAGCCGCTAACCAGCAATGAAATTAGACGATTTAAAGAAGACATACCGCCAGCTATTTAATACTGACGAAGGCAAGGTTGTTTTGCGTGATTTAAAACTTAGAAACCATATGCTTTCCTCAACATTTGTGCCTGGCGATACGAATGACACCGCATTCCGCGAGGGTCAGCGATCCGTTGTTCTGACGATATTAAGAATGATGGAAGAGAAAACATCGGAAGAAATTCAACAATTAAAGGAATAAAAGATGAGTGAAGCAGAGACAACCCAGGAAACTGGATCTCAGGAGGCTGCTGCGCCAGCAGTAAATTTTATTGATACATTACCAGAGGACATAAGAGCAGAACCTTCTCTGAAAAACTTTTCGGATATTGGTGGTTTGGCAAAGTCATATGTCCACGCACAAAGGCTCATCGGGTCTGACAAGGTGCCGATACCAGGCAAGTCAGCTACCGAAGAGGATTGGGATATGGTCTATTCCAGGCTGGGAAGACCGACAGATGCCAACGGCTATGAGATTGAAATGCCGAAGGCCTTTGAAGAAAAGGACAGTCAGAGATTTAGGGAGGCCGCCTTTAAGGCTGGATTGAACGGAAAGCAGGCAACGGCTATGGCTGAAATGCTTAACGGTCAACTGACAGAGGCTTCCGAAACTTATACGACAAATGCGGAAAACTTGCGCCATGATTCCGAAATGGAATTAAGAAAGGAATGGGGCAAGGCATTTGAACAGAATATGCAGAAGGCTAACCGTGGGGCAGAATACTTTGCCGATAGCGAAGTTCTGGATATTCAGCTTGCCGATGGTCGAAAAGTAGGTGACCATCCGCAATTAATAAGAATGTTTGCCTCTCTAGCCGAAAGGATAGCAGAGGACAACGTAGAGGGTAAGGCCCAGGATGCGATTATGACACCCGTTGAAGCAAACCGCGAACTTGCGGAACTTCAAGCGAAGGACAGTCCATACTGGGATAAGACCCACCCTCAACATGATTCCTTCGTTCAAAGGGCTGCACAGCTTTTTGAACTGATGGGAGAGTAAGATAACCTTTTAGGCCTTACGACTTTTTTATCATCGTGACCCCTTTCGAGGGACAATCCATCAAAACTTAACTTAAATAATGAAGGAGTGTATGATGAGTACACAAATTACTACTGCCTTTGTTAATCAGTATAGTTCCAATGTTCAGCTACTCTCTCAACAGATGGGAAGTCTTTTGAGAAATGCGGTGGATGTTGAAACTGTTAATGGTGACAAAGCATTCTTCGAGCAAGTAGGCAGTGCCGCTGCAGAGGAGAAAACCACAAGGAACAGCGATACTCCGTTGATGGATACACCCCATTCCAGAAGAATGGTGACATTATCCGATTACGAGTATGCTGATCTTATAGACGATCAGGACAAGATCCGTATGTTGATCGATCCAACCAGCACATATGCGCGTGCTGCGGCTGCGGCAATCGGGCGAAAACTCGATGACGTAATCATAGCTGCTATGGGCGGATCGGCAAAAACTGGAAGTTCTGGTTCTACATCAACTGCTCTTCCAGCAGGCCAGAAAATCGCTCATGGGTCAGCTGGATTAACCATTAATTAGTAGTGGCTTATTATAGAAATATAGTTCGAAAAACTCTGTGAACTCAGGGAAAATCTCTTGTAGACAATCCTGAGCCAAGCCTATGAAAATAGGAAGGTGCAACGACTATTCCGAAAGGAAGTAGGATCAAGCGATCCGAAGCGCAGAGCATCCCATGTGGATGATGATATAGTCTGATCTCTATAGCGATATAGAGCAGCCGAAAGGCGGTTCTGGAACTAGCGAACCAGAATGAACATAATGTGCAAAATTAGTATCAGCGAAAAAGATACTTGACCAAGGTAATGTTGATCCATCGATCAAGCGATACATCGTAGTTTCACCAGAGCAAATGGAGGATCTACTTAACTCAACTACTGTTACTAGTGCAGATTTTAATTCGGTAAACACTTTGCCTATCTAGGTGGAAACACTTAGATGAAACTCAGTCAAATTCGGGGAAGGCTTTAAAATGCTAATCCCGAGCCAAGCCTAGAAATAGGAAGGTGTAGAGACTTGACGGCTGATACCCTAACATTCAGATGAGGGTAAAGAGAAAGTCCAGACCACAAACTCGACAGAGGCGGTGAAAACCGTAGTTGGTATGAAAGGCACTTGTACAAGGCGATATCGACACATTTGTCGGTTTTAAATTCATAACCTCAAACCGTTTAACAGACGATGGCACATCAAGACTTTGCTATGCTTGGGCTGAAGACGGGATGAAAGCTGCTATGGGTAAGGAACCTACGGCCAGCATTGATATAAGACCCGATAAATCAATGGCAACCCAAGTGTACTACTGCGCTTCATTCGGCTCAACCCGAATGGAAGAAGCAAAAGTAGTTCAAATCGCTTGCAACGAATAGGAGGATTGAAAAATGGCTACAGTTTACTCAGTCCAACAGACTAAGCATAACCAGAATGATCCTACTGAAAAGATCAAGCCAAACGAAAAGGGTGGCAGGGTTCGTATTGCATACGCGCTATACGAAGCATCCTCTCTTTCAAGTGGTGATATCATCAATATGTTTGTTTTACCAAATGGAGCGAGAGTTCTTGAAGGTACGCTAACACATGACGCGATGGGTTCATCTACTACTTTGGCGGTAGGTCATGCTGCATACAAAAATGCAGACGGTACAAGTGTATCGTTAGACGCAGACGAATTTTTCGCTGCGGCTGCTTCTACATCCATAACAACAGTGGCGGTTGCGGCTACTTCTGCATTGGGCAGAAACACCGTGATTGACGCTGACGGTGACGGTTACACAGTGACCGTAACAATGGGTGGAGCAGCTGGCACGGGAACTGTCGAACTGCAAATGCTCTACGTTGTAGATTAAAGATCTTGGGCGGCTCCTTCGGGGGCCGTCCTTTTACTTAGGAGAATTCAATGCCATCAGTTGTAGACATAGCAAATGAAGCCTTAAACATCATCGGAGCGAATACCATCTCTGCTCTAGATGAAAACTCAAAGGCGGCTATCGTAATTAATCAGCGATACAGTACCATTAGGGATAGTGTCTTTAGAGATCACCCCTGGAACAGTCTGACAAAAAGAGCAACTTTGGCACAAGATACCGAAACACCTGATTTCGGCTATACATACCAATACACACTCCCCACCCTTCCCTATTGCCTGAGAGTTCTGGAATTCTCTAATGGCACCTCCAGCTATCCTCAAGACAATATGACAAATAACACGGGTGGCCCCGTTTTTGTTATTGAAGGCCGTAAACTTCTGACAGATGAAGGTACGGTAAAGATACGATATATCGCACGGGTTGAAGACCCAAATGAATATGATGCCTCTCTCATAGATGCCCTGGCGGCAAAGATTGCCACAGAAATATGCTAT